CCCTGCAGTTGATGCGGTAAAGGGATCGGCTTCATCACCTCACGATAGCACTAATAGCACTTTTGTTAATGCAGCCATTGATGAAAATGTGACCCAAACCATTGATCAAATTTATCATTGTAGGCAAATGCTCCAACATGCCTAAACCCTTTCTTTCTACAAAATAAATCAACAGCCCAATGACGAGGCATACCAATATCTTCATAAAAATATATTAAATACTCCTTTTGAATATATTCCATTGTCTTGATTTAGGTTTTTTATGTTTGGAAAATATATCCCATTCTTTTTTAGCTATAGTAGGTTTAACTATATTAGACTTACCAGATAATATTGCTCTACCTTCTCCTGCTCCAATCATAAGATATTGAAGTGCATCGTGTACGTGGGAATATCTATTTTTGTTTGGTTTCTCATCGTAACGATCACCTGATGTTTGTAATCGTCTGTAATGATAACCACCATTAAATCCTTTTTTTAAATTTAAACAATCTTTGTTTACTAAGAATGCAGCTTGACCATCAATCATTCTAGTTAGTGCTGAATCTACTGCTTCTATTCTAAGAGCAACGTCATTAGATGGAGCAGGTTTAGCTGCAAGACCATATTGCCTCATAATTTGAAAAGGAGTTCTTTCATCTGTTTGTGATCTAAAATCTCCAGCAGGATCTCCGTATATATTCATTTCAAGTCCTGCAAATAGTTTAGCTATCTCGGATCTTAGTAATTCACTAAATCTCATTACACCCATATCAAAGCAAACAAGTTCAGCAATAATATTCCATTTACCTAATGGAGTTTTCTGTGCAAAAACAGCAGCAGGAGTTAATCCAAAGTCAATACCACAATAAACTGGTAGGTTTGGATTGACTTCTAGTTTTTCTTTTGCAATATGAGTTTCTTCTTTAAAGTTCATATAAACAGGTTTACCTTCTTCAATAGATCCTAGTTTATTTAAAACGTACACATCTATCCATCCTTTGGTTTTACCTCGTATAATGTTTGGATAATAATCTTTTGTAATAAATTTTTTGTTTTCAGCTAAATCATTTCTATCATAACCTACTACCATATCTCCTTCCATCTTAGGAGTTAAGGCAGGTGGTTGTGTAAAAAATTCCCAGTTATCAGGTTTGACTAACATTAACGCTTCTTCTCTTGATAGATGATCTGGTGTTGGTACATCACCTGCCATAATAGGCCACCAATGATCTTCTTCAGGAGCATTGGTATCACAGATCACTCCATACCATGAAGCACCACCATCTTTCATAGATGGATATCTTCCTACCCTCATAGTACAAGCATCAATAATTGATTTAGGTATTTCTCTAGCTTCGTTTACCCATACACCTGTAAGTTCTAATGATAATAATTTTTTTACATCTTCTGGTCTATCTAAAGCTAAAAATATAATTTCAGCTTCTACATCACCAAAATGTAATCTATGTGTATAAGGAACAGACCAAGCAAATGATCCCCATGTATTTTCAGGAAACCAATCAATCCAAGTTTTAATAGTTGTTGTTTTTAATTGTGGGTTGGTATTTCTAATGACAGCCCATCTTGATTTACGTTTGCCATCTTTACCTTTTTGTTGAGATAAACATCTTCTAAATATTTCAACACAACATGCTACTGATTTGCCAGACCCAACAGGCCCTCTTAGACCTCTGAAGAAAGCTTCAGATTTCATAAAATTTTTTAAGACCTGTCCGTCTGGCTTGTATTTAAAATCAGTCAATGTTTCCTGCATCAATATGCTGTTTTAATAAATCAGCAACAACTTCTGACCCAAATGACTCTATAAGCTTATCAGCTTCATAGTTTGTAATCATATCTTTTGGGTAATAGGATAAATGTACTTTCTTAACGATAGCACGTAATCTGTTCAAATCCTGAACAGACAAAGTAGATACAAAAGACATTATTTCTTTTTGTAGCTAGATTTTCCAGATTTCTTTTTTGCTGCTATAATTTTTTTCTTTAATGCAGCAGGAAGATTTTTTTGTTTACCTTTTAACATTAGTAACCTTTCTTCTTTGTCATTTTTTTACCGCTTTTTTTAGCAGCAGTTTTAGCAGCTTTCATTCCCTTTGCAGTATATGGGAAAGTTTTTTTACCAACTTTTGGCATATTATGTTCTCCTGTATTTTTTAGTTTTAGCAGCTATCGCTTTTGGTTGTTTAACGAACTGTTTTCCTTGTTTGTTTCCTTTAGCCTTTGCTCTATTTGTAGCAGCTTTTTCACTCTTACTAAGTGATTTCCAAGCCTTATCAGGTAAGTATCTTCGCTTTCCTTCACTAGGCTTTCCGCTTGATGTTCTCCATTTTTGCTTTGACCATTTGGATAATTTATTAGAACTTGACTTAGCACCTGAATACCCTCCACCTCGTTTCTTGTATATTTTAACAGCCAGTTGCATAGCCCTTGCACTATGTTTTCCGCCTATTCTTGACTTGGCTTCTGACTTCGCTTTAGCCCATAGTGCAGGATTTGTTTTCTTCGCTGTAGCCATTTCATTTCCTTTTCTTTTTACAATCGCATTCGTGATTGCATAGACAAGGTGTAATATTAAAAGCTTTGCAAAGAAACTGGCAGATTATATCTTTGATACGTTTCATTTTTTCCTCTTGTGTCTGTTAGCAAAATTTCTTGCCGACTCCTCAGACCTAAAACCCCAAGCCCTTAAAGCTAGTGCTTTTCTTGTTGGTCTGCCTTTGGCATCTTTCATTGGGCCTTTCATTCCTGCAAATCTAGCAGCGAATGATACCTTTCTGCGAAACCTTTTCGTATCTTTCTTAGGTGTATCTTTAACAGGAGGTTTGAGATTACTTCCTTCTTTACGCTTGAAGTATGCTCTCCCTGCTTTGTTTAATCCACCTTTAGGATTCTGATACGCTTTCTTTACCATCTATTTCCTCAAATGTTCCTCTTTGACCCATGGACATAGCTGCACTCGCATACTGTGTTGCATGGATGTCATTGGCAGCTTCCACGAGGATTTCTTTTTTCTCGTTGGGATCTGTAGCTGACCAAATCGTTATCTTATATTTTTTCATAAGCTACCCTATACCGAAACTCACATTTGGGTCAACGAACTTTTTTGAACCTCTGTTGTGTGTGCAACATCACTCGTTATTCATGTCGTGTTATTTTTGGGCTCCCCCCTGCAAATAACACACATGCCTAAGATTACCTCGTGCCGACTAGGCTACGATAAATCTATGTTAATCTTAATATCCCCTTCTATAGAATGCTTAACCTTATCTGGTACTCTCATACCTGTACGATCTAGGATATCCTTGGCTGCCTCTAGTTGTACATACTCACTCTTAGCGTGTGACGTAAGATCAATTAACTTCTTAGAAGCCCTCACAGCACCTAGACCTAAAGTGTCTGCTATACGTGATTGCATGTATTGCTGTACCTTTGGAAGTCGTAGTGTTCGTGAAGCAGTTATTCTACCTGCCTCCTCACTCCCTTTGCTTGAATATCCTGCCTTTTTAGCAGCTTCCTTAATACTACAGCCATCCGCTACGATGGTATCAACCAGTAGCTTCTGTTTGTCTGTAAGTTTATCTAATTTGTTACTCATCCGTTACGCAGTACGCATTATAAATACTTGTTAAAACCTGTCAACTCTCATTGTTGACGCAATCTATATCTTGGTTCAGTAACCATTGCAACACACAATCTATTGTGGTGTTGTACATTATTTGTGCGGGCGATTACGTGCTCTAGTGCTTCGCACCAAAGCCCTTCGGTCTTTGCCCATTCGGGTGACGATCACTATCGCTGTGTTCCCCATTAGGGAAAAGCGGAGTGCTCGGCAAGTGCCTCGCACACACCCCATACGCAGCTACCATCCATCTTATGGATGTACCACTCGCCCCCTTATTACAAGGGGCTCGTTGCTGCTATGGGGCCCCCTCTACACACGGGTTCGTTAGAATAACAAGGACTCCCCCTTCATGCTCGGCTGTTGCCTCAATGCAACAGACTAGCCGCACCTAAAGGTGCAGCCGCTAGTCGCATTGCCCATGAGGTGACCCCCTCGTTTTCTTGAACGAAACCCTGTGTAGGGTTATTTAAATCTAACTGAAAGGACACAACATGTACATTGATGACATGCTAACATACTACCATATCAAGCTGGATGCTGATGGTAAAAAGAGAGTGCAAGAATTGCACGATATCAGGTCGGATGCAGAAAGTAATGATGACTGGATGAAGGTTGCTGAAGTAGATCAGGAACTAAACTTAATATATCAAGGAGTGTAATATGACTACAACTGTTGAATATAATACATGTAGAGATGATGCATCAGTAGATCAAATGGATGTATCTATTGACAAGAATGCTATCAAGCAATCTGTTGCTGATGGTATGCATGAGATGTCAGTATTGTTTGATGATCCAACATGGACATACAATGCCAAGATGAATATGGCTGGTTATGTTAATTATTGGTACTCAAACATGAATTGGATCACAGGTCAATTTGACAAGACGCTAGATCAAATGAAAAATCTAGCTGGTCAAGATACTGGTACTGAGATCCATATAGAACAAGTTGACAAGCTAGTGTACAGAAAGAAAGTACAACAAGCATCACTTGAACGTGCTGAGATCTATTACAATGAGTCAAAAGCTTTCTATGAGAAAGTCACAGGCGAAACGTATCAGCCTTACTCATTACGTAAAAAAGCCAAAGATAGTACCAAGCAGTATGCAATGGCTAAGTTGAAATTTGAACTGAAGGATGTTAAAACTAAGTAGTTTTTTCATATCTCCCTGCCCCTGTGGTGCATTGCACCATGGGGGTTTTTTTATCGCTAAGAGCCAAAACAAAACGCCAATCGGCACTCGGTAATATTTGGATAT